ATGGACCGCGATAAACTCATTGGCGTTCTCGATAAAATCTGCGAAGAGAAAATCACAGAGGCGATCAACAAGAGTTGCGATGGACTTGCGGACTACACGAATGCATTTCAGAAGAAAATTATATTCAAACGCGAGGCAATCGCGGAACGTGGCATCTGGGTTGCAAAAAAGAGGTATGCACTTAATGTCTATGACAACGAAGGCGTCCGTTACGATGAGCCAAAACTCAAAGTCATGGGCCTCGAAATCGTCCGCTCGTCTACGCCAGCGCCCGTCCGCAAGAGCCTCAAAGAAGCCGTCAGACTCTGCCTGACTTCCGACGAAGCAACTCTACAGAAGTTCATTGAAGAAACCCGCGAAGCCTTCTACAAGATGTCGCCCGAAGAGATTGCATTTCCACGAGGTGTAAATGGGTTGTCTAAGTATACATCTACGGCTGATATTTACGGCAAGGGAACACCGATGCATGTTCGTGGTGCCCTAATGTATAACCATATGATCAAGAAAGCCAATCTTGACAAGAAGTATGAATTAATTCAAGAGGGTGAAAAGATTAAGTTTCTTTATCTCAAAGAGCCAAATACAATGCATGAAAATTGTATTGCTTTTCTCGGAATAATGCCAAAAGAACTTGACATTCACCGATATATAGATTATAAGATGATGTTCCAGAAAGCATTTCTTGACCCACTTAACATGATTGTAGACGGCCTAAGCTGGTCTACTGAACCTAAAGCAACATTAGAGGACCTATTCGCATGAACGCACTACTTGACAAACTGAAAAAGAATACCACCATCAAAGAAACAAATGTGTTATCAGAAAGCAAACTCTTTAGCACCAAAGATTTAATTCAGACTGCGGTGCCAGCCTTGAACGTGGCTCTGTCTGGTAAGCTAGATGGTGGTCTAACACCTGGACTGACCATCTTTGCTGGCCCATCGAAACACTTTAAGACTGCATTCGCAATGATGTTGGTCAAGAGTTTCTTGGACAAGTATGATGACGGTATTGTCCTGTTCTACGACTCAGAATTTGGTGCACCACAGTCATACTTTGAGAACTTTGGTATCGATACCGGCAAGGTTGTTCACACACCTATCACCGACATTGAACAATTGAAACATGATATTATGAAGCAAGTCAATGAACTTGAACGTAAGGACCGTGTCATGATTGTAGTTGACTCTGTTGGTAACCTTGCTTCTAAGAAAGAAGTTGATGATGCCCTAGATGGTAAGTCGGTTGCAGATATGACTCGCGCCAAGCAGATGAAGTCTTTGTTCCGTATGATTACGCCGCATCTTACCATCAAGGACATTCCTATGGTAGTTGTCAATCATACTTACATGGAAATCGGTATGTTCCCGAAGGCAATCGTCTCTGGTGGTACAGGCATCTACTACTCGGCTGATAATATCTTTATCATTGGTCGCCAGCAAGAGAAGCAGGGTACCGAGATTGTTGGTTATAACTTCATCATCAACGTTGAAAAGTCTCGCTATGTTCGTGAGAAGTCCAAGATTCCTATTGAAGTTACCTTCGAGGGTGGTATCAGCAAGTGGTCTGGTCTACTAGATATTGCACTTGAAAGTGGTCACGTAATAAAGCCATCAAATGGTTGGTATCAGATTGCTACCGAGGAAAAGAAGTATCGCTTGAATGATACATACAACAAAGAATTCTGGATGCCAGTTCTGACCGACCCAACATTCAGCGAGTGGGTTGAAAAGAGATACCGCATGGCAGGTGGACAAATGATGGAGGGTGAAAATGTGGAAATTCTTGACGAAGATGTTTCAGAAGAATACGAAAATCTGTGACGAATGTGGTTGCGGCATCAATCCTAAGAAAGATGCTGCAATCTGTCTTCATGGTTCAGAACATGGCCTAACTTTTGAGAAGTGGGTATGTGAAGATTGTTGTATGAAGATTGCTAATGATTATGAAGAATATTTTGAACTAGAGGATGTGAATGTTGCAGAAGAAAATTGAAACTATTATCCTAAGTAAGTTGATTTCGGATGAGGATTACCTGCGTAAGGTAATCCCATTCATTAAAGATGAATATTTTACAGACAACGCCGAGAAGTTAATCTATCGTTACATCAACGAATTTGTTACCAAATATAATTCTCTTCCTACCATCGATGCCATAAACATTGCTCTACAAAATGACCGCAAGGTAAATGAGAAAGAGTATCAGCACGTTACAGAAACTCTAACCGCACTTGATGATGATGTGGATGCCAATGAGAAGTGGCTTCTAGACCAGACGGAAAAGTTCTGTAAAGACCGAGCCGTGTATAATGCCATTATGCAATCAATTCAAATCATTGATGGCGAAGACAAGGTACATTCGCAAGATGGTATTCCTTCCATTCTCCAAGATGCATTGGCAGTTGGGTTTGATAACAACGTAGGACATGACTACATTGATAACGCCGAAGACCGTTTTGATTTCTATCACCGGGCAGAAACTAAGTTGCCGTTTGACCTCGAGATGTTCAACAAGATTACCAATGGTGGTCTACCAAATAAGACATTGAACATTGCTCTTGCTGGTACTGGTGTTGGTAAGTCTCTGTTCATGTGTCACATGGCTGCTGGCGCCTTGGGTCAGAACAAGAACGTTTTGTATATCACCCTCGAAATGGCAGAAGAACGTATCGCAGAACGTATTGACGCCAACTTGATGAACGTGAACATTCAAGAACTCAAAGACCTTTCTAAGTCTATGTTTGACCAGCGTATTGCCAAGATTCGTTCGAAGACAGAAGGTCGTTTAATTGTCAAAGAATATCCAACAGCCAGCGCCCATGTTGGCCATTTCAAGGCTTTGTTGAACGAACTCCAGTTGAAACGAAACTTCAAGCCAGATGTTATCTTTATTGACTATCTGAATATCTGTGCCTCAAGTAGATACAAAGCATCTTCTGGTGCCAACTCCTACACAGTCATCAAGGGTATTGCCGAAGAACTTCGTGGTCTGGCAGTAGAGTTTGATTTACCAATTGTCTCTGCCACTCAGACAACCCGTAGTGGTTATGCTAACTCGGATGTTGAACTGACTGATACATCGGAATCATTTGGTCTGCCTGCAACGGCCGACTTGATGTTTGCTCTTATCGCAACAGAAGAACTTGACAAGATGGGTCAGTTGATGGTAAAGCAATTGAAGAACCGTTACAACGACCCCGGCATGAACAAACGCTTTATGGTTGGTATCGACCGCGGTAAGATGAAACTATATGACTTAGAAGATGATGCACAAGCTGGTATCATGGACTCTGGTCAAGATGATGTTCCAGTGTTCGAAAATACTACCATTGGTAAGCGGAGAGATTTTTCAAAGTTTGAGTTTTAACTTGACAAACCGTTATAAATGTAGTATACAATAGTTATGCGCCGTTAGCTCATCTGGATAGAGCGCGAGACTTCTAATCTTGAGGCAGCAGGTTCGAGTCCTGCACGGCGCACCAGTTTTTAGGAAATAATATGGACGAATTGAATCTTAAACTTGTAGTATCTTCATTTGTGTGGACAAATGTTGGTAGTTCAGACCTTCCATTATGGAAGACAGTGGGTGCAAAAGAATATATCGTCAAGTATTTTACTGGCGAACCTACTTTTGGCATGATCAATGAAGAGCTTGATAAAGTTTCTCACATGTTTGAGGGCGGCGATTCATTTGTTCGTGAAACTGTAGCTGGATTTGAAATTTATTTTGCAGAAGCCCCTACAAATTCTGAAACATTCCAAGCCAATCTAAATGGCGCAATCGATTTTCCTCCTATCGATCTTACCGCAGTGGATGTTACCGAAGAATTGAGTGCCATACTGGCATAAAAATACCGCTTGACATTTCCTCAGAATCTGCTACTATATAATAGTAGATAGAAAAGAGAGAGTGTGATTCGAAAGTATTATAAATATAGGGAACATTATATAGATGGAACTCCTATGTTATCCTTTACACAATTTATCACTGAGGCGACCCACACTGGTGGTATTGCTCATATAGAGCATCCTTCTGATAGATCATTTGATAGTCAAGACGCTGCACACCACGCATTGGAAACTCTGCGTGGTGTTGCACGTGGGAAAACACCATCTACTCGTAAGATAGATGATAGAATGTCTTTCCATGTAATTCGAACACCAGAGGGTAAGATTGGTGTCAAGTATAAGGGCGCTGGTTCTCACTATAACTATTCTGCC